GTGTCCTACATTCAATATTACTTTTCTCATTTTAAAACATCTCCTTTATAAATTTTTCTTTTCTTTCAACCCTGTTTAACCAACCTTTTAAAAAATCGTTTTGAGTTGTATCTTTTTTAGCAAGAGATTTATAATATTCTCGTTGCAAATTATGGTACACAGGCAAAAAATTAGTTACATTAACTTCATTCAAATATTTCAGCGTCTGAGGTCCAATTACCCCATCTACACTCAAAACATTTTTTTCATAAACCTTATTTACAGCTTCCTGAGCTTTTTTAATCCCATATCTTCCAGCATTTACCGAAAAATCAAAAATACTCAGTGCCATTTTATCATTTTTCACCTGATCTAATTTTTTTGCCTTATAATATTTTTCCTCATAAATCTTTTGTGCTGTTGCTTTTGTCAAATCCTGCATATTTCCTTTATATCCACATTCTCTAGCACGTTCTTTTGTAATTCCGTATTTTGTTTCCCCACCTTTATCATTTTTATCATTAGTGTAACCACCTTCAACTTTGAAGATATAATCTAAAAATTTGTTAAATCTGTCCATTTATGCCACTTCCTTTTCTACTTTTTTAATTTCTTTTGTTAATTTTGCTATTTCAGTTTTCAATAAATCCATTTCGGATTTTATTTCTGTTACCCTTTCCTCCGTTTCAGTTATGTCAAAACCTAAACTTTCAAATTCCTCCTTTTCCTCCTCCTTATTTTCCAGTTCTTTTTTAAATTTGATATACTCCTGTTGCTTTTTATATCTTGTATCTTTTAAATACTGTAATTTCTTTGTCTTATCCTCAACCCAACTATTAGTATTTTTATCCCAATCACTATATTCGTTCGGCTTCGCTACTGTAACAATTGTTTTATTTGCTTCATCAAGATAACTTCCATCTTCCAAAACTCTTTTTCCAGCCTTAACCTTTTCAAATTCAGTCATTTCCCGTAATTCTCCAGTTTCGCTGTCTATAACTGGATTTTGAAGTAACACAGTAGAATATTTCATTGTTTCATTATCCCAATCAGGATAAAATAACGTCGGATTTTCCTTAAAATCTTCTGCTGATGTTGCGACTGGTTTTGCGATATTTTCCATCGTTGCTATCAAGTAAATAAATATTACTGTTGTCATTTTTTATCACTCCTTATTCTTTGTTTTTATGATTTTAATTCTGCACTAACTTGGGAATTAGCACAAATGAATTAGCACAAATTGTTATTAAATTTCAAAAAATTTAATGCCGATTTTTAGAGACTTTGAAGCAATTTTATTTTGGGCCAACTTTTAAATTTTATCGAATTGCCAAAGTCGGCAAAACGTTCAAAGTTAATAAAATTAACAAATAAATTTTCAAAATCTGTACAAATTTTCCAGTTAAATTATAGAATAAAAGAAACTTCCTTTAAACTCCATAACAGGAGTATAAACACCCCAAATTACAATATTGTTGTTTCTCAAAACTAGACGTGCAGTATTTCTTCCGTTTCCATTTTCATTGCTTGCAACGGTATATTCATAATTCACAAAATCAGAAGCGGGCTTAAATTTTTCAGGATAATCGCAAAGAACAGTTCCGTCGGCATACGAAAAAGGAATATCACTTTTTTGCAAATGGACAAATCCGTTTACTATATTTCCACGTTTCACAAATTTTACATACCCGTTTGTAACGTTTAAAGTAATTGTAGATTTTTCAAACAAATTTTCCAATCTGTCCGAAATTGGCTTATTAGAAATTGCCCTAAATTTTGAACTTTCGTTGTACGTTAAATTAGTGTCTGCGATACATTCGTAGTAAAATTTTGTAACGTTATCGTAATAAAACTTGCCTTTTGTCTTGTTTCCAACATCTTGAATGTTTCCACCAAATTCTATTCCGATTATTTCAGCCAAGCGATTGCCTTCGAGGGCTGTGCCTGTTTCTGTTCCATATTTTGTTATTCCGTACGATTTCTCTCCAGCTCTTGAATTTTCTAAAACAAAATTTCTATTAAAATAAATCACAGAAATTATTTCATTTTTATTCAATTCTCCTACTCTTGCGTTTTCTATAAGATTATCGTTTATAATCTTTAAATTATATTGCAATCCATCAACAACCAGAACAGGTGCAGCATACATATTTGTTTTCGGAATCTGAAACTTTAACTTTAATCCATCGAATAAACCTTGCTCGTTGTGATAATCTTTAATAACATAAGCATCCACACCGGTCCCGTGATTTTCAGAATATTCTGCACTTACAAAAAGCACTCCATTCTTCTGTATTTCGTTATGATCTTCTGCTGTTATAAAGTCCCCTTGTTTTTGTATTATTCCACGATAAGGTATAACTTGTTTAACTTCACCATCCCCCACAGATTCGGGTGGGTTACTTATTTTAAAAAGGTTTGCATATTGATATATTCCTTTTATAAATTTTCTTATTTTAGCCATAATTCCTCCTAATTATCGTTTAAACTTTCTAATTCGTTTATATTGTACTGATGTTTATTGTATTCAAATACTACTCCTTCAGCAGGGTTATAGATGTTAATACTATTGTTACAATTTAATATATATTGGGTTTTGCCGCTTGGAAAATACGGACTGTCGTATTCTAATGTATCGTACTCGTATTCAGGAACATTAACTATCATTTCCCAGCAATCAATTATTATACCTGCCGCCTTAATTTGTTTTAAAAAATCTATAACTTTTTTTATCTCAACAGTTTCCTTGATTAATATTCTTATATGTCTTGATTCAATTTTTGAATCGTTGTTTTTGTCATACAAAAGTATTTTTTCTTTTTTTATTCCTAAAAACAAACTAATTGATTTTATTATTCCATTCATATTTGTTCCTGAAAATCTTAAAATTAAATAAGATTTTATCAACTTTCTGAAATCATCATCATTCATTTTGTTGCGATAAAGATTAAACTGTTTACCATACAAATCCAGCTCCTGTCCTTGCTGAAAATCAATAACATCTGTAAAAAGTATTTTCTCATAATATTCATTATATAAATTCATTCCAACCGACAATATTTCAAAAAATTTAATATTATTTACACCTTTTCTATCTATTATGTTGCCGAATAGAGCCAAAAAATTATCACTTGCAATCATTCTGACACCTCTATATTTTCCATTAATATTTCGCTGTATTCTTCGTCAGAAACGGCAATATCGGATTTTATCCACCCTTCATTTTCTTTTTGTATTTCAACTATCGCTTCTTTCTGATTTGAAATTCGATAAACTGCTGATTGAATTTTTTCATAATTCACATAATCTCCCAAACTAAACTTACGTGCTTCTTCCAATATATTTTCTTTTATTGTGTTCGATAATACCTTATTATTTTCTGAAATTGATACAATGTTGGACACTTTTACTTTAACATTTACTTTTTTAGCAACTTGAAGTTTTATTTTTATATTTTGATTACTTTCGCTCAATACATTGAAAACAGTATTTCCCGCTGTCACTATCCCTGCTGATTTTGTATTTAACACTTTTTCGGCAACTTCCTGATCAACCAATCCTTTTATAATTATTTTTATTTCGCCCGGATTTAATCCTGCTGTTGCATCATATGTATTTGTTGAGTTGTCTAACACTCTGCAATCTTCCACTTGTGACATTTCCAATAATGCCGTCCTTATACCGTTTACATCAGCATCCGATTCAGTTTCAAATAACTTCTGCAATCTCTCTCTTAATTCCACATCGCTTTCCGAATAACTTCCGCCAGAAATACTATCCAAGTTATATACTTTTGTTACATTTTCATCTCCACTTGCCTTTTCTACAACTTGATTCGCTCCAGTGTTATACTCGTCCCCTATTTCTAACGCTTCTATTTGCACCGTTGCTTTTCCAATAGAATTTATCAATGTATTAGACACCGTTTGAAACAAATAACCCTTTTTATTCCTTACTTGAAATCCTTTTTCTACAATATGCCCAGCCACTCCTTCGACTGTCAGTGTTCCGTATGCTTTTTTTCCTTTTATACGTTCGACTCCAAAATTTGAAGCATAAGCCGTTAAAATAGCACCACTCTTATTAAAAAGCCACATCGAAGAATACAAAGACTGCAACTGCTTACTGCTATTTTCCAATATATAACAAAAAACTTCTAATATTTGCCCCAAAGAAGTTTCAGGATTTATTTCAAAATCCTCTCCAAACTGTATCTTCCCTTCTGCTTCCATTTCGGCCTTAAAGTCCTCGAACAAAGGGAATATTATTCCGTTTTCATCCATCCTAAATTTACTCATTCAAATACTTCCCTTCTGTTTCGATATTTAAATCTTTACCTGAATAATTAAAATCAATTTTAAACATACCTTTTCTGTTTTCGATCCCTGTCTTTTCAATACTGATACTATCTAATTCTACCCCTTTGTAATTCGCCACTTTATCGTACATATAAGTAATTATTAATTGCTCCCTTTCGTTATTTTTTAATTTTCCGATATAATCAAACCAAGGTATGCCGATATTTTTTCTTAATTTGTATGTTCCTTTAATATGTTTTATTAATTCTAAAATATCCTGTTTTGCTTTCTCATCATCTTCCAATAAAATTAAATCGTTATTTTTGAATTGTAAATCTCCATTTTCAACTTTAAAAGCAATCATAATTCACCCTCCTTTTTTCCACAAAAAACGATTAATCCACTGGATTTCCGCCATTCGTATGCGTCAACAACGTCTTTTCTCCTGCTTTTACATCCGAATCCGATGTTATAACATCTGTAACATCTAAAGTTCCGTTAATTTTTACATTCCCTGTTATTTCTATATTGTTACCTAAGACAACGCTTGTACCGTTTTTCTTATTTGAAATACATATATTTTCAGCGTTATTTTGAACACCATTCGACATATTTGACGGTATTGCTCTTGCAACAATTGAATATGCTATATCCATTTTCCCGAATCTTTGTTGTTCTGATATTTCATCGTTTGAAAACGGCTCCTCATAAGGACGTTCTAGCACAGTTATTAATACTTTATCATTGTTAGAATACGGCACATATATTTCAAAATTATCGCTACTAAATACTGGTAACAGCGGAACATCTGTTAAATCAGGGGGAATTACCTGAAAAGTATCGTTTTTTAGAGTCCTTACTGCCTTTTGTAAAAATTTTACACTCGCAGTACGTTTTTTATTATCTACATCATAAATTTTCCCGATCCAGCTTGTATGGATATCGTTTAAACTTTCATTTATTAAAGTCTGATTCTGTTTATACATTTCTGCAAAAGACATTTTTATCTCCTATTTTCTTTTACTCTTGTTATTTTTATTATTTTTGTTATTATCTTTTTTATTATTGTTTTTGGCATTTTCTTTTTCTTTTTTCTTCTCTTCACGTTTTTGTTCACGTTCTTCCACTTTTGTGATTTTTTCCTCTGCTTTTTTCTTGATTTCTTCCAGTTCTTTCAGCATATTTTTTCCGAAAATATCCATATCGAGGATTTTTAATTCAGTGATAAAATCACCGTCTTCTCCGTTGCAAGTGTGAGTGATTTTATCTATTACATAATCTTTTTCAAGTCCTTCAATGAAAAGTTGAGTATTGATTTTGAAATTCCTGAAACCTAATTTCACGTTATATCCGTCTTCATCCGTTGTTAAATCAAGCAAATCCATTTGAGTTAATTCTGTTTTTTCTTTTATAAAAGAATGCTTTGGTAAGAAATAAAGCAGTCCATTTTCGATGTAAAAAATGCTCATAGTATCTTTTGCCAAGTCCTCAAATATTTTTTGCAAACTTGTATTTGATTTTGAAAAATTGGATTGATAAGGCAAGTCCTTGAATAACTCTATTTTCCCTATTCCTAATTTTATCTCATCCTTGCTTCCAAACTTATCAATCAAATCTTTTATAATAAAACTTGGCTTATTTCCCTTTGGATAACTCACATTAAGTGTCTGCATAACGAAAATATCCTTTTCCTGCAAGCAAACTAACCCAAATTTAACATCCAATTCTTCGTATTCATTCTTTACTGTTGCCAACTGCCCTTTAAACACCAAATCTTTAACAGGAATTTCTTTAAACTCTCTGTATCCTGCATACAACTCCACACGTGGCTTAGATTTCAAAAATTCATATTCCAGACTCAACTGTTCGTTATCTCTCATTCTTATATTATAAATAGTGAGTTCCAAGACGTTTGATTGGCTTGTCCTGTCAGTTTCCAGTTTAAATTCGATATTAAAATTATCGTTGTCATAAATCAGTTCGTTATCACCAAGAATAAATTTTATTTCAATATATCTAAATTTATCTATCATCTAAACCACCTTAAAAAGCAAGAAACCATAATTTTCTAAAGTATCAATATTAAAATCACTTTTTAATCCCGTTTTATTTTTTGGAACTATAACCAAAACCAAATTCTCGTAATCGTTTGTAGTTTGCTTTGGCAAATACATCAAATCCTGAAAAGGCTCTATTTTCAACGTAGTAAGAAGTTCGTTATCAGAGTTTATAACTTGGAGCATTATTGGATCTATTTCATCGTGTAAATAGTCGTATTTTTTATTTATATAAATCAACTCAAATTTTAATTTTCTTTCAAAAGCAATCAATTCTATCTTAGAAGTTTTGTTTTTTATATTTTTTACATCAAATGTAATTTCTACAAAATCATTATTCAAAATTAATTCCTTTATTTCTTTTTTACTATACTGTATTTTCATATAACACCTACTTTATTGCCCTTGAATACATATTTATAAGAGTATTCAGTTTTTCTTTTGCTATTCCCACGATTTGAGTGTACATATTATCAGATTTCGTTATTTCGTTTATCTCGTCGTATAAATTCCCACCCGGTACTCCATAACGCATTTCTTGAAATGTAACATTCATTCCAATTGTGTTATTTCCGTCTTTTGCCAGTTCCTCCGTTATAGAAATATCTTTAATAACGACATTATTGAACACTCGATTTCTTTTAAGAAGTATCAGCGGATGCCTGTCCATCTTTTTCCAATAAGTTTCTAGTGCACTGGCTTTCATTTTAGCCATTCTTCCAAAAAATACTATATCAGCTGTTATTGTTTTGGCTTTTATATACCTGTGGTCGTTATCTTCATATCCAAGATAAGTCTTCCTGGAAGTTATCTCCTTTTGAAGACTTATCTCAGTTGAAATACTGTGAAAAGGAATACCGCCAAAAATTCCATCAACCTTATCAAAATCCCATATGCTCATTTTAACCACCATTCCTTGAATTAATAATTTTAAAGAAATCTCCAAGCGAAGTATTTTTAGTAATTCCGAAAGACGAGGCTTTTGAGCCGTCAGATAAAAATAACTCTATTTTTTGAGTCGACTGTTTTGTTTCCTCTTTCTTGAAAAATCTCTCTTTGATATTACTCCACAGTTCTTTAACTCCTGTCTGCCTTTGTGAAGCAAGCAATGCCTGCCTTTTTGCTTCGAACAAATTTGCTCTTTTGATTTCAGAAGTTATGGAATATCCTGTTTTTTTCAAGATTTCCTGAAGTCCTTCGATTGCTGTGACAACGGCTTTTTGTTCTTGGATAGTTTCTTGGTTTCGGTTTTTTCCAGAAGAGTCTTTTTTGCCTCCTCCACCGCCACCTCTTCCTTTATTTTTTCCTTTCTTTCCGCCGCCGCCACCTTTGCCGCCTTTTTTACCTTTCTTACCCCCAGAACCACCACCAGAGCCTCCGCCTGCACCACCTGGCATTTTACCGTACGGATTTGTAGAGCCTCCACCTTTCTTTTTGCTTCCCGGTGCTCCCATTCTTTTTCTCCCTGTGTTTCCTTGTCCAGTATAACTATGCACCTGTTCTTTTCTTCGTGCTGCTGAATTTTTGTTATTAGTTGCAGTTGCTGCTAAAGATCTGCTTGTGCTTCTTAATCCACTCTCGAATTTTCCTAAAGCACCACCAGCCAATCCGCCAATTAATGGTAATTCAGATACCATTGATTTTACTTTAGCTACTGCATCAGCGAACACGCTTATAATCCTTGAAGCTGCACTCGCTGCAGCTGCTACCATTTGTTCAAATACAGCTATTGCATTTTGTTTAAGCATTTCAAACCCTCTAGCTGCCTTAGGAATATCACCAGTAAATAATGCAACTATTATATCAATTACTATTGCTATCGTGTCCACTAGCCCTTCAACCAAAGCTCCAATAGTTTGGACTAAAAAATCCCATTCTGCCATAATCACAGGTACTACATAATTCATAACTACATCAGCAACAACATTGAAAGCAGCTGTTATGCCGTCAATCATATCCTGAACAGATATTCCTATTCCAAGCCATTCAAGAAAGCCGTCAATAATTGAAAATATATAGCTTTCTCCTTGAGTTAATCCGTTCCATAAATCCTGAAATACCCAAATCAAAATACCGATTTGTATTACTACTAAAATTATCGCTGCAACAACTAACAATAGCGGCCAAGTTATCGAATTTATTACAACAGATAAAGTCGAAAGAATTGGAATTAATATTAAAATAACTCCTATAAGCCCAATTATTCCTACGGTTATGGCAGCTATTGCTGTAGCAAGTTTAGGATGAACTTCAACCCACTTTTGTATTTTTCCTACGATATTCTCCAAGATTTTAAGTAACGGTTCCAATGCCCCTTTCATTTGATTAAAAATTTCGATTTTAATGCTGTCAATAGAGCCTTTTATTGATTTCATTTTTCCGTCAAATGTTTCGGCGGCTTTTGCTGACATACCAGCAACACCGGGAACTTTACCAAGTGCTACTAAATAGTTGTAAATATCTTGTTCGTTTTTATTAACTGCCGTTGATATTCCTTTAAACGTTAAAATAACCTTGTCACCTGCATCTTTTGCTTTAACACCAAATTCTTTTAACCTTTCATTTTCTCCAGTCATAGCGTCCAATACCGCTTCTGCCAGCTGATCTAATTCTTTTCCTTGAGATTTGGCAAAATCGGTAAGTTGTATTATTTCCTGTTTAGTTGGTTTCAATCCACGATTTATCAATTTATTGAAACTGCCTCCAACATCTTCAACGCTTTGATAAGTTTCTCTAGCGATTTGCTTTATCATTTCCATCGCAGCTTCGCCTTCTTCGACTCCTCCAAGTGCATTGGAAATCATAGTTTTTAAAGATTCAAATTGTGAGCCGACTTCGATTATCCCTTTTGTTACACCTTTTGCGAATCCAACCAAAACAGCACCACTTATTAATGAGCCTACTTGCTGTGCCAAACCGTTCATTTGTCCTAAAAATCCTTGAACACCTGTGATTTGCGGCTTAACTGGAGCAGGAGTGGCTTTGGGTATTGCTCCTTCCAATCCACCTCCACCACTTTTAACTGGTGTTATTGGTACTTTTATTTCTTTCGCAAGTCTTTCTCTTACTTTATCTATTTTGTCAGTCTTAACTCCAACCTTCACATTTACCGTCTGTCCAATCTTTTTTCTCATTGCAGCGATTTGAGAAGTTGCTTCCTTTATTTCAATAGGAACTTTTATTTCTCTTTTCAAACGTTCCTTTAACGCTTTTACTTGTTTTTCCCCTTTTATATTGAAAGTTAAATCAACACTCGTTTTTAAAGAGGACTGTATCATTTTGTTTATACTGATTATTGTGCTTTTTACGCTAGATAAGTTTGGCTCAACTTTTAATTGGACAGTAGTTTGAAATTCCGACATTGTTTAAGCCTCCTATTTTTTTATTTTTTTATACATCTCGTTTAAAAACGACAGTGTTTCAGAAATTTGTAAATCTCCCCAATTTTCGTCAACATAATAAGGATTTAATTTAAATTCATGTGCAATAACAAAACAATTTAATAATCTTCCGTCTATTTTTTCGTATTGCAACGGCAAATTAAATCCTCCGCTTTCTCTATATCTAACTTTTGGGGTTGAAGCTGATTTTTGTCGCAAATGAAATCATATGCAATAAACTCGAAAACGTTAATTTATCAATAATAACATCTGAAATTTGAAACAACGTTTTTGTTTTTTCGATTAAGATGTCTAATGCACCATCTTCCAATGTAGAAATATCTCCGCTTTCCAAACTTTGCAACGCTATTGCTGCACTTAGAAAACTGGTTAATTTTCTAGCTTTCGGAGTGATAAACTGAACTCCTATAAGTCCCATTTCTCCATCACTTCCCTCCCCTTCCAAAAATACTTTAAATGTTTTATTCGGCAATCCAAAATGTTTGCTTTCTCCGACGAATCCGCCTTCAAACAGCTTGCTTGTATCTTCCATTTTTTTGAATTCCAATTTATCTTCACTTGTTTTCAATATATTTTCCATACTTTACCTCTCCTATCCTACTTTTTTGTCATCTCTTAATCCAGCTATTTTAAATGTATTTGTTGGTGCGTCAGCACTGTAAGCTGATTCTGAATCAAGTTCACTTAATACGTTTCCGTCTGTGTAATAAGTTATTACCTCTCTTGAATCTATTTTTTCGTGAGTTTCAAATTCAAAATCAGGATAATCTCCATTCCTTAAATAATTCAAGAAGTCTAGTACTCTTCCCATTGCATTTGTATCTGGTTTTATCGAGATTGTTAATTCATAAGCCACTTTATCTGTTATTGAATAAATCGGCTTCCCTCTTGATGAAATTCTAGTTGATGTTTTGTCTTCCAACGTTTCAATTTCAACTGCGTCTTCATCAAACTCGTCAATTATAAGTTCTCTTCCACCTGATCTTATTAAAATATATCCTTTTCGCATATAAGCCATATCGCTTTACCTCCTAATTTCCATTTTCTGATTTCAATGTTATCTGTACCGTTGATTTTATTATTGCTCCCTCAAAATAACATTCATATTCGATTTCGAGGTTTCTGTTAGTCATAGATACAATTTTTACAGAATATGCAGCACTTTTTCCGTCAGAAAGAACATCATCTATATCATAAATAATTCCTCTTTTTGCAAAAGTTCTCAAAATTGAAGTCCCTTTACTTGCTACCTTTGATTGTCCTTCGGGTTTCGTTGTAATTTTTTCTCCCGCAGTATTCTTTTCTACAATGTATTGTGTTAATCCTGTTCTCATATACTCGTCAATTGCAATTTTTGCTACTGTATAATCAAACCAAGTTATCCCGTCCATAGCTTTACCGTAATAAGGCATAACAATACGTTCTTCTTCTGTAACAACGTTTACTCCATATTCACTTTCTCGTTTAGTTCCCACAAGTTCCAATATTTCTGTCAAAGAATATTTTGAACCAGTAAGCCCGTTTAATTTTATGCTTGAGAAAGGAACCGCTCCAGGAAAGAAATTTTTTATTGTTGCCAATAAATTTGTCACTTGCCCCTCATTCTTATCAGTTGCAATGTAAAGTGCCTTGTCAACTGGATTATCTTTAGCAATTTTCAAGTTAATGGCTGTTGTAAAATTACTAGCCCCTTGAAACGCCAATACATAATCCGTAGACGCTCCTTTTACAAATTTTACCGCCTCCGCAACATCGCTTTCCTGTGAAATTGGTACAACAGTATAAAACCATTTAGCCTTCCACCTAGTATCCAATCCTTCCAAAATTTCATTGTATTTTGTAGCCGTGCTGTCTCCATACACATAAATGTATTCTGGCGATGTTGAAGCCCCAAAATACCCCTCAAGCAAGATTGTTTCTTTGTCGTTATCACCAAAACCATATTTAGATTTAAAATCCGCTACCGAAGTAATCGCCACCGGCAATCCCGCATCCGTTTTTACATCTTTAGCTTTAGTTATTAACAGCACAGATGAAAAATCTCTTGTTGTCAAGCTCATAGCCGCATTTATTGCAGTTATGCTCACTATTGCATTTCTACTCATTATTTACCTCCATAAATTCTCCCGTTTACAGCAACGTTCTCAATATAATCTGTTTCCTGTTCAAAGAATGTATCTACTGTAAATCTCAAATTATAAGTTTTTTGGTTTAAAAATTTATTATTAACAATCGTATCGCTTTCGCTCAAAAATGATAATTCCTGTAATTCAAAGTCAGATATATTCTTAAATTTAATATTCAGCCTTTCCATAACAATTTCTATCATTGTATTTTTGCTAAGTATCGTATCTAAATTCAGAATCTGATTATCGTCATACAGATTTATCATCATATTGTAAGTTCTGTTTGTTGTATATCTAAAAATTATGTTCTTTTCTTTCATTATCTCTTTTTTCTTAGTTTTAAAATCTGTTAATGAATTTATTTGTGTAATCTCATAAGTTAAAAAAGGACTTTTGACTTTCTCAAAGTACGAATTTTGAAAAAAAGAATGATAAACAAAGGCTTCGATGCCCAAACTTTTAAAAATTTCATAAAACAGTTCATTCAGTTCAGTTTTGTGAATATCAAATTCTATGTTTTCGATATAATCAGTTAAATAAAACGAATAATACTCTTTTGATTCATCTTTTATCTTTTTGACTTGGATTATTTCGTACTTTTTGTTATCAAAAATAATATAATCCCCATTCGATATTTCAATCTTTTCAGTTTTTTTATCCAAATCAACTGCCAAAGTTGGTATCCTCACAACACCTGTCAGATATTCTTGCGTACTAACATTTTTTGAATTATTATTTGCAAAATTATATCTTTGATAATCAATATAAGCCTTTATTTTGTATTCTTTATGTTCCTTTTTTATCAATCCTTTTACATTTCTTTCCGAAATTAATTTGAAAAATAAATATTCTTTCTCTTTCTCATAAATTTGACTAATATTCATTACCCTTTGCCATACCTTCCTTTTCCATTAACACTATAAGCAATCGATTTTACAAGTTCTCCTGTGTCAACTAACGGATCGTCTCTACCTTTTTTTGCAATCGTACTCAGTGCATTTCCAGGACTGGCAAATCCATAAATCAAACTTTTGTGATAATTATTTATATCTTGCCCTATCAAATGCCCTGCTGGTTGCCACTGCCCTTGTTTTTCCAAATACATCCCAACAAAACTTTCCGTGTTTCCTTCGACATAATGCTGCAAAAAATCCAAAACATTTCTTGATGGTATTCTTCCATCACTTGTTCCGTAAAGCAGCACCGAATAAAGTTCTTGAGCCGTTAAATTTTTAGCATAATGTCCAGTGTCTGGAAAAATACCACTTTCAACTTCCACAGGCTTAAATTTAACTTCATTCGTGTTTTTAATATCTCCTGCTGACACTTTCAATTTAGCAGTAAAACTCCCTTTAAACTTCATCTTGATTATTTCCTGTTCCTGCTGTATCTTTTTTGCCTTTTTCTTCAATAATTTCTATTTTTCCATCACTTTGAGCGATTATTCTTTCTGTTCTTAAATCACTTTCTTCTATATCAAATTTCCCTTTTTCAAATTCAACTAATTCACCAGTCTGCTTCAAAACAAACTTTACAGGCTCTTTTACATTTATTTTCATAATCATACCTCCATTAACTAAAAAACTTCAATCCGTGGTGTTTTTTGTTTGCTATTTCCTCAGCAGTTGCAAAATCATCGGTATATTTCCTTATTAACGCTCTAAAATTTTGGCCTGGAATTGTCTGATCCAATGCTAAGTTATTTAACCTTGCCTTCCAACTTTCATTATTATTAGGTAAACTAAGACTTGTAGTTTCCTTTAAATTCATTAACAAAAAATGCTGTGCCAAATATTTAGTTAGTATTTCCTTTACTTTATTTGGAATAGAAACAGTAATATCCTCCATAAATATTACCGCTTCATCAATTTTTGAATTTATAACACTGTCAGGAATTACATATTCCTCGTTTATTTCTTTATAATTAAGTTCAGCGATCCCTGCTCTTACATCTTCAACTTTCATTATTATTCCTTTATTTTTTCGATATTTTTTTCAATTTGTGCTATTATATCCTCTTTGCTTCCGCTTTTATCGTCTACAAATTTATCAAATCTTTTAACCAATTCCTTTTTTGAAACTTTGGCATCGCTACCAAGATTTTCCAACTCTCTATACAATTTTGCTTTTTCATCTTCAATTTTTGTCTTTTTGTTCAAATCGTTTACGGTTTTTTCATCATTCAAATTTTCTGCTTCAACTCCTGAAAATATCTCGATATAAGCGTTGTAAGGCTTTGCAAATTCTTCTAATTTCTGCAAATTTTGTTCGTTTAAATCAACTGCTAATATTCCTTTTGTGAATCTTAATTTGTTTCCTTTTTCAGTTATTATCTGAGGCAAAAAAAATACCTCAGATAAACTGCACTTTATTTTTACTAACATTCTAATCTCCTTATGCTGTTATTAATTCCATAATCGATTCTGGACGGAATGCCAACACTTCGGATAATTTCTCTTCGACTGGTACATAAGTAGTTCTACCAATTTCCCATTCATCAGCTGTCGCTTCCTGAACTATAATAACTTGGAAATTATCAGGGACATTATCCAGTATCAACATTGTCGGTTTTGAAGTAACTGGATTTTTGAAGTTTTTGATAACCACAATACTTCCAAATATCCCTAACTCTTCAATCACTTTCAATCTCGATTTATATTCTTGAGTACCATAAGATTTCAATAATTTAGAATATAAAGTGTTGTCAATAACAAGTGTTCTAGCTTCATAAGTTCCTTTTGTTTGAGAACTATTTACAAACTCCTCTCTAGCTGCAACCAAAGCGTCCACAACTTGTTCTCCTGTTGCTGTTGCTAAATCAACTCCTAATGAGTAGCTTCTTTTTCCGTCAACCGTTAATAACCCCGCTCTCTTCAATTTGTCATTACCGTACAATATTTCGTTATTTTCAGCTTCGCTCACAGCATAAAATGTTTCAGACGCTTTCAAATCGAATAATCTTGATTGTTTTTCTCCATCACTTACTGATAAAATTCTATCTTTTTCAGCAATATCATATTTATGCCCAGATCTAATCCAATGTAATTTAGCAAATTTATCAACTGATTCAACTTCTGTAAACGGAATATCATCATCTCTTTCTGATACTACTTCTGCCACTCTTCTTGAAGTTGTTGCAGTATAAGTAATGTATTTATCCCCAATTTGTATTCCGACTTGATCGCCACCAACAGGGACAACTAACCTACCTTTTAATTCATCTTTTCTTTCTTCCACAACTCTTGCTAACGCAACCATAAAAGCTGTTGCTAATTGAAAAGTCTTACCATTATATCTATTTAACATATCTACCTCCTAAACTAATCCTTCTAATACCAATATAGCCAATTCTCCACTTTTGGCTGATGTTTCAAAATAACCTCTAATTTCTGTACCTGTTGCTGCTTTTACAAAATCTCCTGTATTATTTACTCCTGCCTTGTCACCTTTTTTTACATCTTCGGCCACTTTTACATAAACATTTCCGAGTTGCAAAATAGAAGCCGTCGTTGGAGATTCTATTACGTTAGTTTCTTTTATTTTGTCCTCGACAAAAAGCACAACACCCGCAAAAGTTCCATTTGTAAATGGTTTAACCGCTCTCATTCCGTCGGTTTCGCTCCACTGCACAGCTTTTCCAATCGTGATATTTTCATCAATTACATCGCAAACTCTACTTCTGTACTCCCTTGTCGCATAAGTCACTTTACCTGCTATCATTATTAATTACCTCCTGTTCTTTTTTTAGAAAAATAATTATTGTCAATGTTTAAACTTAAACCATTTCCAGAATTAAATTTATTTTCTGAGCCAACTGTACTTGTTCTAGTTTGAACTGGATTTACGTTCTCGAGTACTTCCATTGCAAAGTTAAATTTATCTTCCAAAGTTTCCACAGTCGCATTATCTTCCGCATTAAATTTTGGATTAGCTTCCTGAATAACTTTTTTCATTATTTCTACAATCCCTATTTTTTCATCAACAGAATTTAAAACTGTTTTAGCTGCTTCTAATATCTCTTTTTCCTTAATTTCTTTTTCCAAAGCATTCAATTTATCCTCTGCTTCTTTTTTCTTTTTCTTTTCTTCTTCCAGCTCTTTGTCTTTATCTTCTTTTTCTTTCTCTGTTGCTGCTTTTTTGTCCTCAAGAGTTTTCTTTTCCTTTTCTAAATCCTCTTTTTCTTTTTCTGAAGCATTGTACTTCAATTGAAGTTCTGTTGCTACAGACAACAGCTCTTCTGGTGTTACGTCTTTTCCGTTAAATTTTAATCCCATTGTTGCCTCCTTATAATCTGAATAGTTATATATTAATTTCACATCGCTTCCTGCTCTGCCTTTTCCGAACAGAACTGCCACGTGATTTGCCACTATATCCTTTTGTATATATTCATTTTCTTTCAAATGCTCAACATTTGCTTTATACCCAGCACTCAACTCGATACTTTCGTTTTTATCAATCCTATCTTTTACAAAATCAATCGTTTTTTTATCCTCAATCTGCAAAGTAGCTCCTAGACAATCGCCATTTTCAAAAACATCGATTATTGTGCCTTTCCCAAATTCCTTTACATTTTCACTATTAACCATTGTGAGTTTTCCGTTTTCAAACGGATGTCCCAACGTTATTTTTTTGTGCAAAAATGTATTTTTGATGTCTTCATTAAACAAAATTTCTTTCGGGATTTTTTCCCTTAAAACTCCAGTTTTACTTCTATAATCCATAAAACTGTCAGCCTTTAAGATATTTCCTTTAATTTGCAAAAACCCCTCATCAGTTTCGATGATTTTAGGGGTTTCTAATTTATTCAAATTAAATCTATACATCTTTATAATCCTTTCTCTATTTGTTTCTCATCAATTCCCATATGACATCTGCAACCCCATTCCTGCTTTGGAAGTATTTTTGAACTATCTTCCGCTGTTCCTTGTAATAAGTTGCCTTCCATATCAAATCTTTTTCCATTTCTCCAAGCGTGTTTTTCTCTAACTCTGCTGTCATTTTTAGTTATCCACACAAAACTGTTTATATTTAATTCTTCCATTATTATTTTTGTATATTCAGCTTGTGTTTCTCCTAAAACATTATTTGTGTTCAGCAAATCAGAAAATTCCATTTTCTCATCAACCTTTTGTTTCGCCTCTTCCCACTTTTCCGAAAACACAACATCTTTTATTTTCTTTTCAAAATCATCTATCTTTGCACTTTTCTTATTTTTCCTGATCTCTTCAATATATTTATCAAGAAAATGTGCTGTTCTTTTAGTTGAATTTATATATAAATCTCTTATTTTAGAATCTGCTTGCGATATTGCTTGCTCAAAAATCTTTGTTTTCATCTTGTCTTTAAACTTTTTCTGTTTTTCTATATCAATATTGCCTGCAACCAAAGCCAATGTGTAAGCTAATAGAACTTTATTTATTCCCAAAATAGTTTTATTTTCCTTTTCTTTTTTTTCATACTGCTCTATCGCCTCATTCATTTCCTCTTCATCTTCAATATCAATATCGTTTTCTCTCAAAAATTCCAAAAATTTCTGTGTTTTATTTTTCAATATCTTGATTAATTTCTTTTCCAGTTCAACATTTATATCCAGTTCTATCATCAGCTCAACACATCCAATAATTTTTCAAAGTCAAAATCTTCTTCGCCAAGTTTTTGTATAACTTCCGCTATTTTGTCCTTTTTCCCAAACAATTCAGCATTAGTCACAATATTAACTGCCTTTTCCAAATATTCTAGTTTTTTAGTGTCCAGTTCAACTCTTTTGATTTCCTGCTCTATCTGCTCAAGTTCTGTCGGCTCAAGCAAATTAGGCAACTCAACTCTATAAGGTTGCTCTATTTTCAACTCAACCAGCACTTTATCAATCAAATCATTAATAATCGGCAAAATATGTTTAGTAAAATATCTTTTCAAATATTCAACATACTTTTTACTGTCCTCTTCTGCTCCAGCCAAAGTTCCCGCTGAATTTCCTGCCAATCGCTGTTTCGGAATATTAGTATGTATACTCAATATTGTTAATATGGCATTTACATATTTTTCAGGATCAAGTCCACCAGTCGAATTTATAACTTGCATTTCATCATCTTGGCCCATCACAGCAAGTGTTGATGAATTTATTTCCTCTTCTTTCGCTCTAACGCCGCCTTCTTTTTGCAGCGTTTCCATCGTCGCTGTGTCAGTTTTATAAATAAGGAATACAGCTCTATAAATCAACTGTCCTACGCTCCACTCTGTTGTGTCAAAAATAACAATTCTGTCAAACAATGAAGTAAATATTGACTCTCCTATTAAAAACTTATCCTCGTTTATTCTTGAAAAAATAGTTCGGCTAGGATGAACATCAACGTGAGTTACGTGCCTGTTTTCCACAACATTCTTAACCCTGAGTTCATAAACTTGCCCGCACTCCAAATCAAATTTAGATTCATTTACTTTTATTCTAACTATCTCAGTCCTATCAAAAACTTCCAACGCATTTATAGAATAATCATTTCCAATCTCATCTTTTGTTTCTTTGTCGACGTTCTGCTGTGTATTCAAATACATAACCGCGTATCCGTATTGCCTAGTTTTGATTACAAACTCCATTATTTTCTCGATATAATCAAGACTATCCAGTTTTTCAGTTAGTCTTTTTGTGTTTTCAATATCATCTGTTCCATCTTCTTTTAAAACCTTAATGTCTAATCCATTTTTTAATACATCCTCAATAGGAGCTGTTAAAATCAATCTTGCCAAATCATTGCTTCCTACTAAATCTTTTATAAAGTCAGGAGTTAGATATTTTCTTTTAGGCTCTTGCCTATTTAAGACATCTTTTTTACTTCCTTTTGTAGAATTTCGAGCATTGCTGGCAAAACCGTTATATTTTTCATTCTTGTTATTTTTCCTGTAATATTTTTTACTCATTTAACACCTCCTATAATAATTTGTGAACTCCGCCAATACTGTATTTTTCCATAGAATATCTCAAAGCGTCCATTAAGTGATTGTAATTGTCAACTGGTTTATTCAGCGTTGTTCCGTCTTTTTCATCCCATACATAATTTTTAAATTCCATTATCGTATTTACACACTTCGGATGAACGAATATATCAAATTGTTGTAAATACTGAATACCTTGATTAACACTTCCTTGTCCTTTAGCCGCAGGTTTTATTCTTGAAATTCCTAATCTTTTAATTTCTTCAATCGATTTAGGCTCTTGACTATCTGCTATAATCTCATCCTTTGAATATCCCCGCCTTTTTATTTCCAATGCGATTGCGTCATTCAGCATTCTTTTTTGGTAAAATTCATCAAAAACATATAACCTTTTATTTTTAATATCCACCACGCTTCCTATAAATGCACTCGAATCATTAGAATATCCAAAATCCAGTCCAAAAGCCACGTCTAAAGAAAAATCTTTTTTCAATAATTCCACTGCATCAAATTCCAATATTTCCCAATTGTTATATACAAGCCCTTCAGCAATTCCCCATTCGCCTAATCCTGCAACTCTATAACGATTCGGCCTTTTTATTTTCATTTCCTCAAATCTTTTTATAGTCACTTCATCAAGAAATTCGTTCATTGTATAATCAGTTGTTGTTGCATATATCAATTCGTCTATATATTCTCTGTCATAAGTATCGTTATAAAACCTTTTTCTAAGCCAACTGTCTTCACTCCAAGGGTTGAAACTGATTGTAATTTGATGAAATAAATGTTCAGGAAGTATTCCCCTTATGCTCTCCTCTAAAGTTTCAAACATTTCCTGCTTTTCAATCTGAAACGCTTCTTCTATCCAAACAAAATTTAAATATCCTTGTGCCACAGTGATTGACGTTAGTTTTAAAGGGTCGTCCATTCCTGCAAACAATATTTGCTGCCCTGTTGGTAAATAAGTCAACGTGTGTTCTCCTTTTGGAATTTTCCACAAATGATTTACTTTCAATTTTTTTATTGCCCAAATCAAGTCGGCCCTGCAACTATTTCTTAAAGTATTGAATACTCGCCTTATTACGAGTAAATTGCTTTCAGGATATTTCATTAATCTATAAATCATATTGATTGCTATTGTTTTGCTTTTCTTGCTACCCCTAGAACCTTTAACCACTCTATAAAAGTGTTTATCGTTCCAAAAATAATCATAATTTTTCCCGATAACATCTTTAATCCTTATCTGTGTCATCCACTATCACAACCTGTTCTTTTTCCTCGATTATTTGATTTTTATTTGCTTCAATATCAAGTTTTCTTTGCTGCATTTCTTCCTCAGCAAGCTGTCTATCAATCTCTAGCACCTCATAAGCAGTCAACATTTTCCCAGTCCTCATTAAATCATTTCCCATTTTCTTTATAGTTATGTATGCTTTGTCAATTATCTGAAGCCTTTTAGCGTCCAATGTTTCATCTTTTGAGATTTCCTTAGCCATTCTTATTACTAAGTTGCGTTTTGAAATTTCGATATTTTTAAGCATATCGCTCATATCCGCATAAACTTTTTCAATTATCTCATCCATTTGTTTTTCAGTTTTTTCAAGCCGAAGTTTACGAATGCTTCTTTCTTTTCTGTAATAAGTTGTGTTCGATATGCCGTGCTTTTTCATAATCTCTTCTTTCGTCATATCGTTCAAAATATCTTTTTTTACTTCAATATCACGTTCATTTATCCGTTCGCTGTTCGTTCGCTTTTTATTCCGAACGTTCGTTTTATTCTTTCTCAAATGTTCGCTCTTCCAACGCCTCACAGTTCCTTCTGGGACACCATATTTATCAGCCAGTTTTTTCAAAGTCCCTTTTGCAGCATTTTCTCCTCCAAGTTCTTCCCATTCGTTCAGCAATAATTTTTTGGTCATATTTATTCCCTCAACTGTGGAAAATTATCGTATATCAACTCAATAATTTCTTTTTTGCTCACGTTCGGAGTTGATACTGCAACCTTGGCTCTGTTCTTTAAATGCTTTTCCAAAACTGGTTTCAGATTAACCTTTTTCTTTAAGATTATTTTTATTTCTTTTGCACGAACTCTTTTATCTGTACTTTTCAATAATCTTATTGTTCCAAATGCTATAAACCTGAAATCAGCTTTTACGTTCAGCCAATCCAATTCCTGCTGTTTTGTAGTGTTTTTAGTTTTAGAAAAAGTTAAAATCTCGACATCCTTTATATTTTTTTCTTTTAGTCTATCTTTTCTCTTGCGATAAATATTGAAACAACATCTAAGTTTAACTCCACTATACTTGACTGCTGGCAGCATATATGATTTATATAGTTCTATATTTTCAAATTTATCCTTCTTATACATATCGCCTGGAAGTACAAATGCTACGTAGTCAGAATGTTCCATACTTTTCTTTATAAACTCTGTATGCAAATTTCCACCACTTCCAAACGGAGGATTTCCAATCACAAGACTGTTTTTCTTATACGGAATATTCTGTTTTAGATAGTCACCTTTTATGATATTTTCATTTTGAGGCTCTATATCGTATCCAATTGCATTTTCAGGAAGTCTTTTAAGGAACGCCCCAGCACCTGCACTTGGCTCTATAATTCTCGAAAATTCCTTGATAGGCATCACATCTTTTTCTAAAACTTCAATCACTTTTCTAACAACCGAATCAGGAGTATAATATTTGTCATTATGTATCTTCGCCATCCATTACCTCCTTAAATTCGCTTTTTTCAGCGATATGATTGCAGCAGGGACAAATTAATTTAGTGCGTTTAACTTCTATATCATCCGAATCTTCGTCTTCAATTTCAAGTTCTTCCATTTCTTCCTGCAAAATCTCATCAAGTTCAGACTGTTCAAAACCAAGTGTATTTAAATCAAAATCAGCTGCTTCTAACTTATTCAATTCGTACTGTAACTTTTCAATATCAAACTCAGTGTTCATAGTTAATTTATTGTGTGCAATTGCATAAGCCGCTTTTTGTTCTTCAGATAAATGATTTAATCTGATAACTTCGACTTCTGTATATCCAAGTTCTTTTAATGCTAAATATCTCCCGTGTCCTTCAATTATTATGCCTTTTTCATCAATCGCAATCGGATCATTAAATCCGAACTCCTGAATGCTGTTTTTGATTTGTTCAACCTGCCATTCAGGATGTTCTTTTACATTTCCTGAATACTCGATTATTTCGTTGATATTTATTTTCTCAATCTTCATTTTTGCCCCCTTTCTTTGATTTTTAGACAAAAAAAGACCGTATATATAAAATCAAGGCTTTTTAATTCCTCGAATTTATAAATACGGTCATCTTAATATTCATGTACTCAAATATTTATAACTTATTCAATTGTCTTGAAACATCTGCAATTTAGGTTGCCTTATTATTCGCATACTCTTTTTTATATTGCGATGTTTCTGTTTTCTGTATTGTTATTGTTCCGTTTGGTTTTCTTTCGATAACAATATTTCCAACTTTGTTGCTTTTTAAAAATTCTTCAATTTCTTTGAGTTCTTTTTTTG